AGCGTCATAGGTAGCGGGGCGCCCCGCGAGTGCCTTGTATTTAAGACTCGGAGGAAAGGCAAAATACGCCAATGCAATTTTCCCGCCGACTCCGCCGTAGCCACTAAACACGAACGAACCGCCAACCTGATAGAAGTAGTGGTCGAGTCCATTCAAGTGTCTGCCCGGGACTGTCTCGTTTGCCCAGATGCCGAAACCTGCGGAGTCAAATTGAGTTACGAATTTTACGCCTGCCATTTTCTGGAAGGTCGTGGGGTTAGGAACTTCCCAAGTTTGACCGGACTCGCTAGTAGCGGTCAACAGCAACTCGTTGAAGTTTTCCTTGAAGAAAATCGCGGCCTGACGATCGGTGCTGAAATGGCACTCGCGAATCGTCTGATTGACGTAACGACAAATCTCGGAAATCAAGTCGGGGCGCTTGACTTCCGAGATAATTTCGTCAACCATTTGAGAGAACGTGAACATTGCAACTTACCCCGAAACTTTGAGTCAGCTTAGCAGATCGCCAGTGCCAACTGCACCATTGGGTGCGCGATCGCCGACGGACGAATCAATTACCTTGGTTGCGCCACCGCCATTTGCGATTCGCTCACGCACAATCGCTTCTGCGGCCGACACGTCAATCTTGGTCAGGCGACACTGCTCGTAAACTGGCAATGATTCATAGACCTTCTGGAAGGCGTCGGCCTCTTCAGCGGTCTGAAGCACGAGGAGTCCATTTTCGAAATGAAAGTCGCCGATGCAATAGCGAGCGATTGGATGACTCGACCAGCGCACGGCGGGTTCATCGCTTTGGGCTTCTTGGACTTGTTCAACTTCTTGGACTTCTTCGACTTCTTCTTCGACTTCCGATTCAACATTTTCCAAATTTGTGGAATCTTCCGCTTCCTTTGCGGGGCCGCTTGGCGGGGTGGTCAAATTGTCGTCATCGCCGCCAAGTTTGAGTCCTTTGAGGTTACTCATGTCTGCAATCCTTTTCTAAAAATTAGGGCGGTCTGCTACGCCCCTAGTTCATGGAGAATCCGAGTCGAACGGCTGATTAGACCGTGGCGACTGCGGTGGTCAAGTTGCGGTAGATGCCCATGACTCGAGCGGCGCCGCACTGGATGCCCATTTCGCTGGTAATCGCACCCTCGTCCGCATCTACACCCGCGACTCCATTGCCGTGTTTGTCGTAGTTTTCGGGGAACGTATCACGCAGCACGCGCTTTTTAATCGCGCCCGGATGGAGTGCATAGACCTCCTTCGACCAGACGGGATTTTCGTTCATCATGGAGTGAGTCATGAGCTTGAGCGTCCCGAACGGAGTCACGAACTCCGTGATCTTGATGCCCAGCTTCGTTTCCTCGGCCTTGATCTGGTAGTCCCCGTCGAGGAACGCCATCCGATTGATGACCTTGAGTGCCATGTTACCGCAGAATGCGACTCGCTCGTTGGGCTGACCTTTCACGTTGTAGGTGAACACGGACTGAATCCAGTCCTCGAACGCCCCACGAGAAATGTTGCCCGCACCTCCAGTGTTGGCCGTCCGCACGTCGCCGCCATACTGCTCGATCTGAGTCAGGATGCCGTCCGTCATGCGGAACTGCTTCGAGTTGAGAGTCGTTATCGTCTTGCGACCCCAGATGAACGAACGCTCAATATCTTCGGCGTGATACGTGGCGCACATTTCTTTGTTATACGCCAGTTTGTTGCCGGTGAGATATTTCACAGCCTTCGCCGTGCCTGAAATCGCCCAGCCGTTACGGAAAATCTGAACATAGTTCGTGCGCGGTGCACCCTGCTGAGTCACAGCAGTAGGGCGAGCCGACGCTTCCTCGAACGCGTTACCGATTTTCTGCACGTGCATGACGTTGGTAATCGCGACAACCGAAGTCCCGGCGAGTCCGCGAACCACGGTCATCGAGTTGCCCACGAGTGCGGTGACGAAGATGTGTTCGCCAGTTTCTTCCACGAGTAGCACGGAGTTGGGAGTGAAGAATGACGCATCCGCCACAACAACTGTCGTGCTGGTTCCGCCACTCACACAATCCTGACGACCAGCTTGGTGAATATCTTCAAACCAAGTGAACGCCACGTCGCTGGTGGACTCCTTCGGCATACCCGAGGTGAGTCCAAGCAACGGGGTGTCGCCTGTGGGGTTGATACGTAGGATAGCGGCGGAGAAGTCATGTTGACGCTCACCGACGATTCCCTGATGCGAAGCAAAGATGCCTTGAATCACTAGGTAAGTCCTTTCTTAATTGCGGCCGGTGAGATCATCCAGCCAGTTGAAATTGGGAGTCGGACCACCACGGTCGCCCTGCCCCCTCGGTGCGATCTCGATGTTGAGATCCGCAGCGGATTCGCCCGCCATGAATCGCAGCATCTCCTTCGTTTGCGCGACGGCTTTTGCCCGGTCTCCGTTCGCGTTCCTCAACGCTTGATCGTAGATCGGCTGAATCGTCTGTGCCATCACCGGATTTTTCGCGGCGGGGAATAGCGTGACCAGTGATTCCTTGTTGTCCCGACTTGTGAAAGTCTGCTTAGTTTCTTGACGGACCTGCTCCATCAACTGTTCGGCAAATGGGCGAAGAATCTGGACTTGCATTGCCAACGCTTCACGAACGATCTGTTGCCCCATGGCATTGAATCGCTCTTGAACGCCGGTGAAATTCCCCTCGTTGATTTGTTCGGCGACTTCGGCGTTGAAAATGGGGTCTCCAAAAGTGAGTCCGCTAAGCCGCTCGGTGAGCTGTGTCGCGAATCCAGTCTGGTTGCCATTGCCACCGCCGTTGGTGTCCGACTCACCGCTGCCATTACCGGCAGACTCCCCAGAAGAGGCGGCTCCTTCAGCGGAAGCCGGACCATTCCAAAATGCCGCAGGATCGAAACTTTCGCCAGTGTTATTTGAGTTTGAATCGCCACTCACAGTGCCGCCGGAGTTACCTTCTCCGCCCTGCGAGCCGTTATTACCTCCACCCGGCTGAGTCACATTACCTGCGTCAGCCGCGTGGTCGGGTGCGCGCATGAACCTTCCGGTTTGACGCTCAGTTGGAGTCATGGCTGTTACGCCGTAAAGGGACATCTTATTCATTGCTAATACCTTTCGTAATTTGTTTCGCCGACTCCTCAAAGCCGAGAAGGACGCGGTTGGTCTGCCTTACATCGCGAACCTCCTTGGCGATGGCGGCTTCATCAGCTGAATCCATCCGACCGTCGACAAGTTGATTCCCATTCGCGCGGGCATAGGCACTCATAAGGCCACTGTCCACGAGAATCTTTAGTGCCGAGAGAAGCTGGTGAGTATCTCCCGGAAGTTCTTTAATTACTGACTCAAGATCAACCATAAATTGGTCCTCCTGCTATTTGCTCCGGAGCCGTTGCTGGGACGATTCCAGTGCCTTCCGCGGGTGCCGCTCCCGGAATCCCAGCTTCAGGTCCGGCGGGGGGTTGAAGTTCAAACTGCTTGAGATTCATTTCCAAATCCATCATGGCAGTCCAAGCGTCGAGCATGCTAAGAAGATCGATTCGTTCGCTGATTGTCGGCGCTTGAATCATGGCGAAGATAATCTCGCGCATCTGCTGCTGGATGGCCTGACGATCGAGAGCCTTGAGTCCTTGGCCGATGATCAACATCAGATTCACGTCCCGCAGCTTTTGCAGGTTGATCCTGAGTGTCTTGCCGGTATAGAAATCGCCGACTTCCACATTGTCCTGCTGATACTGCACGATGTTGTAATACATGCTGAATCGCATTGGCCGCAATAGCGTGTCGTCGATCAATCTGGCGCCCTTGTGCTGACGGCGATTCGCACCCTGCTGCACAGCGGCGACTTGATCGGTAACTGCCCTGTCGATTCCAGCGATCTGACTTGGCAAGCTTTGCGTGGGGAAGAATTGGTCAATCAGTCCCATCATTCCTTGCAAGTCTTGCAGAGTCTGCTTGGTATCCAACTGCTTGCTATCATGCTGAATCATCGTGCGAATGTCTTTGCCCCAGCCTTGCGGCTTGAGTGGGATTCGCGCCGCTACCTCGCCCGGAGGAATCTTCTCCATATCAACGCACGACGGATCGTAGTAGGTTGTGCCGTAGATGTTCTTGCGATTCGCCAACACATGAGTGTTTAGCAGAAATGAGCTGAACTGCTGCAAGGGATTCAGAATCTCTGCAACCGATTTGGTGGCATCCCGCATGAGATCATCATTAAGGACTCCCATGTAAACCGGCAGATGCCCGTGCATGTTGTTCATGTAGGTGGATTCAATAATCCGCTCGCCGTTAAGGATTGTAAAACGCCACACCTCATACCGATTCCTGCCGGCACGAGTTGCGGCGTTACCGCCTATGAGTGCGAAGTCATTAGGGTTGAGTCGAATGTAGATCGTCGTCAACTCGAACGCTCCATTCATCATGAACGAATCGTTGCCAGTGATAAACGTATACCAGCTGAAGTTCTGCGCCTTGCTGTCATCGTTGGCGAGATTTGACTCGCTGGG